TGGTGAACTCGGGGGTTGAAAACTTTTTCAGCGCAGAATTGGCGACGCGCAGATTCGCCTGGAAGTTCTGTCCGCCGAACTCCTTGTCGACGGAGGACTGCTTGGCCCAGTCAGCCGTCCATCCTTCCATGCGCTTGCGGCCGATCGACTCGAACGTCGGCATCAGGCTGGTGAAAACGTTCTGCGCCTCCTCCTGCGAAAGGCCAACCTGACGAGCGATATTTGCGAACTCGCCAACGGTCTCCTCGTCAGCCATCAGGCCGTTGCCAGCGTCGAACGGCTCGTAGTGCTCGGGAGCGTTGGACACGCCTTCTCCGCCTTCGCCTTCTCCGCCCTCCTGCCCGAGGAGTGTGGGCGGATTCTGCGGATCCTGCGGTTGCTGCGCAGGGTTCTGCGCGGGGTTCTGCGCCGGGGCAGTGCCCTGCGGCTGAGTGCCCTGCGGCTGTGCCACGCCCTGTGCGGGCGCGGCGGCAGGTGCCGGATTAGCGGCTGGTGCCGGATTAGCGGCTGGTGCCGGGTTGGCGGCTGGTGCGGACTGCTGTGCGGGATCAGTCATTCCTGTGCTCCTTCATCATCGTGTCGTAGGCTTCCGGGCAATGGGCGTTCATTCGCGCCATCAGCCGGTAGCCGATCTCTTTACGTCCCTCGGCGAAGGCCATGTCGGCAAGCGCGTTGCGAGCCTGGCTGTTGAACGTTGTGCGGAAGATTCCGGCTTCATTAAGAAGCGAGTAGACGAATCGTCTGCCTCTCGCGTCGTTCATCACCCAGCGCAGGTCGTTAGCGGCCTGCTCTGCACGCGTCATGCTTTTGACCTTCTCCTCGGTCGTCTGTGCAAATCCTTTCACAACATCTTTCCTTCAAGTGTCACAAGCCCTAGTAGCCCGAGAACATGCCTGCGATGTCCTGCGGCGCGGCCGACTGCATGTCGCCCAGATTCTTCGCGGCCTGAGACATCTGCACGGCCTGCTCCATCTGCTGTTGCTGCGCGGCGGCTTCCGCTCTCTGCTGGCGGATGATCGCCACTTCCTTGCCGGGAACGAGGAGCTGGGGATCGACGCCAAGCGCATCGGCGTAGTAGTCGGCCCAGCGGTCGGTGTCGACCTTGTCGAGGACTTCCGGCTTCATGCCGGCAACCACGCCGAGGTTCGTCATGAAGCGGTCGACAGCGTTGGTCGTGATGGCCTTCTGGCTCTGCGCGAGGATCGAGATGTAATCGACGTTAAGAGCGATGCCGTTCATCTCGGGCGGAGGCGGCGGCACAAGACCAAGGCGAAGCATGCGGTCGAACACGAGCGTGATCAGCGGATCAAGCACCTCGTTGTTGAGTCGGTCGAGCACCGGTCCCAACATCAACATCTTCTCCTCGTGGCGCTCGGCAACCTCGGTCGCGGTCATGCGATCCGTTCCCGTGGTGGTGAGCATCAGGAAGATATCTTTGTAGAACGCCTCGTTGATTCTCGAGCGGGTGTCCTGAATGTCGGCAAGCAGGGCGTTGAGATCGAGCCGCACATCGAATGCAGAGCGGATGGTCTGCGCCTGCTGAGTGCTGCCCACGAAGATCACGCCGCCCGGAGCGATGGAGGACTCGTCATCCTTCATTTCGCCCGGAATGATCACCGGGGGATTGCTCATGTAGTCGATGGCCTGCGCCTTGCGAAGCTGTTCCTGCTGAAGCTGATTGAGGTCGCCAAGGGCCTCCATGCCGGGGCTCGTGCCGTAGATGTCGCCGCCCGTCACGACCCAACGGCCACAAAGGGCCGGGAACTGCATGAAGCCGGACTGCCGCAGGAACTTGTCGTCGTTGCCATTGTCCTCGAAGTAGAGGGACCGCCAGCGGAAGTCCTTGCTGAAAGCGCTCTGCTTTGGGTCGTACTCAAAGTTCGGTTCGATGGCGTTGATGATGTCCACCCACTCATCAAACCGCTTCTCGTCCCACGCATGCTGCACGCGCTCCGAGCAGTTCTCATACCCGAACTCTCGCACGACGGCGGCGACGGGAAGCCGGAACTGACGGTAGAGCGTGTCCACCTGACCGCGGGCATCCGTGCTGATGCAGTATTCGCCGACGGTGAGCGGCATGCAGTGGATGATCTTGTCATCGTCGTCGTAGATGACGGTTGCAGACGTGCCGAACGCGCCAAGCTCCTCGTACGCGGTGTGCAACGCACGGTAGACATTGGAGCGGTTGAAGATCATCTGCATGCGGGATGTCAGTCCGCCCATCCATGCCTTGACGGCATGGGACTCGTCCAGCTCGGGGTCGAGCGTGGTGAGTCGGAACCACGGGCGCGCTGGCGAGGTCATGCCCGCCATCATGCCCCCCGCCAGCGTGCGTAGAGCCCGTGTCCCGGTCGAGTCGAGAATCGCCCTGTGGCGCTTCTCGCCCTTGTTCGTATCCTCCGTCAGGAAGCGCCCTGCGCGGGGCAGGAGCACTTCACTGATCTCGCGGTAGTGCGCGTCCCAGGAGGAGCGCTCGTCCCAGAGAGACTGCTTGCGCTCGCGCACCTGCTTCTTCAGATCTTCCGTTTCCATCAGTTATCCCCAAAGTCAAAGATGACGTTCGGCTCCGCTCTCTGCGCGTAAGACATCAACCCGTCCTTGCCAAAGCGTCTGATCGTCTGACGACTCGGCTTAAAAACTGTCGCGCCGTTGCGCTCCTCCCACACACCGCCGGGATTCGAGCGGCTGGCGTACTTGCTCTGCGTCGAAAACGTCGGGTGGTTCGGCTTCTTGTACCTGTCACCGAGATGCCCGTTATCGGCCTGTTGCATCGAGCCGCTGGTAAGCTCCTTCCATGCTCCGCGCATGTCGTAGTCGTACAGATCGCCGAGGCGGTTGTTCTCTACAGCCCACGCCATGAACTCCCGTTCCTCCGACGCGGACAGCTTCGTGTTGAATCGGTTCGTGTAGTCGTTGGGATCTCGTGCCGCAGCAAATGACACTTGCAACGCCTGATCAGGAGTCATCACATTCCTCCGCCAAGCAGGCTCTGACGCCCGAGCGGCATCTCAGACGGGTCAAGGCCGTGCGCACCCGTGAGCAGCGTCGTCTGGCTGCTGGGGTTGTCCTTCGCCTCAAGGAGCGCGGACGAGTCCGCTTCGTATGGGTTCGCCTGCCTGCCCTGCAGCATGGCGTTGCTCTCGTTCCGTTGCTTCGTGCGCAACTCGTTCGCTTGCTCCAAAGCGTTGATCTCGGACATCTGCTTCTGGTAGACCTCGTTCGTACGACGCGCCTTGCTCTCCAGATAGCCGCCCGTGGCGTAGTTCATGGCATGACCGAGCGCGCCCTTGATGTCGCCATGCACAAGCGACTTGGCCACCTTAACGGAGGACTTAATCGCCTTGACCGGATTGACAACGGCCTTGAAGACCTTCTTTACCTTATGCCCCACCTCAAAGCTCCTTCTCGAATGTCATCTGCTGCGGCACGTAGGCCGGCCGCTTCTTGAGCGCCTTCTCCAAAGCGCCGCCAATCGGCGTCTCCCATACGAAGCGTTCGGCCCCGGCTTCCTTGGCCATGCGCTCGGCCTCGCGAATCAACGCGCCGCCGATGAGCGGATGGCCGGGGAGGACGTAGAGCGCGTCGTTCGTGGCATAGATCGTGTCCGTGTGCTCGTGCTTGGAAATGAACACGGAGCAAAAACCGACAAGCTTGCCCTTGCTGTCGAACGCAAGAACGCACCGCAGGTAGTCGCTCGCTTCCCGGTACCAATCCGCGTCGAGCTTGAACGACGGAGCGTTGCGAACTGTCCTGGCGTAGCAGGCCTCCATAAGGCCCGTACCAGTCAGCATCGCAATGGCATCCGCCGGGGACATCTCCTCAAAGCGCATCACCATCCTCCGAGGAGCGTTGCGCCTTTACCGAACTTCCACTTGGGTATCCCGGCGATCAGTTCCTCTTCGTCGCCCATGCCGCCCATACCGCCAGACGTCTGAGTTCCCTGCCCCGTGGCCGCCGTCGCCGCCTGAGTCCCGGCAGCCGCGGCGGAAGACTGCGGAATCGCGGACTGCAACGAGGCTTCGCTCTGCCCGAGCTGGCCTTCGGCATAGTCGGCCGCAGCGCCAAGGGTCTTCTTGACGATGCCGTCACCCTTCATCTTCTTATGAACATCCACGATGTGCCGCAGAGCCCTGCGCATCGCATAGTCGCCAAACTCTCCACCGAACGGCATATCAGCCTCCCAGCATGTTCGCGCCCTTGCCAAGCAGAAGCTTCTGGTTGAGCGGATTCAAGCCCATCGCCCCGGTCAGCATCGTTGCGCTGTCGTCGCTCCCCGTGTTGCGCTCCAGAATCGACTCGATATCAGCAGACTTCTGGTTCTGTTGATTCATCGCCTCATACTGTTGCGAGAGGCTCTTCTCGGCCGTTTCCTTCTGCATCTGCGCGGCCTGAAGCGTCGCCTTAGACTGCTTCTTCGCGGCATATACGGAGCCAGCCGTGGAGAGAACGGAAGCGGCAACAATCGCGGTAATTACGCCCGTCATGATTTCCTCGTTGAAAGCATCTGGTATTCGTCGGTCATCTCCATCTCGGCCTCCTCGACGGTCTTCGCCTTCGTCGGGAACATGAGCGTCGCATAGGTGTCCTCATACGTCACGACGATGCAGCGCCGTCCGGGCGAACCCTTGAGCACGGCATGTCCCTCGACGTTGATCCACTTGCCGCCGCAGTTCACGCGCACGTTGCCGTCGACGACAAGCACCGTCGGAACTTTGATGAGCGCTCCGACAATGACCGTGCCTGCCGGTTGCCAGCATGTACGCACATACATCCCTTCGTGGATGAAGTGCTCGATCTTGATCGGTGCTTTTGGAAACTTGCTCTCAAGCTCCGAGCAGAGCGCTTTCACGTTCTGCTCGATCGCCGGAGAAGTTGGAGGCATGTCGGCCTGATTGATGACGTCATTCATGGCCGACATTGTGGGAGACGATCTCCCGTTCAAGTGTCAGTGCTTCTTGAACGGGTCGTAGTTGAGGCGGTTCTCGCGCATCTGACGGCTCCTGCCGGAGCGGCCTTCTGCGCTGTACTCGTTGACGGTATAGGCGAAGGTGAGCGCCAAAGCGTCAGCCGAGTCGGGGGATCTGAGGCCGCGCTTTTTCATGTCAGCCTTGGATTCGAGCTTCATTCTGCCCTTGATGTCGAACTTGTAGGTGGGGCTCACGAGATCCTCCTCCAAGTCCTTGTCATCAGCAAGACAGCCGCCGTCCTTGAGCCACTCGACCATGCGGCCCCACATCTCCTCGCGCTTGTTCGGATACTTCTCGGGATCGTCGACGGACTGCGAGAAGTTGACGCCGCGCACGGGAAAGCCGTCCTCCTTGAGCATATCGACGGGGCCGCCGCCCACGCCGCCCTCGTCCATGAAGACATAGACGGTCGGGACCCGTAGCGAGCGAAGGCGGCGCACCTCCTCCTTGACCTTGCCAACCACCTGCACGGTCGATAGGCCGTTATACCGCACGAAGCGCGTGGCGTCACGTCCGATCCGCGTGCAGATCACCGTGTCGTCATCGCCGAAGCGGGCGACGTCAACGCCGACGATGGCGCACACGGCGCGGTTGACCGCAGGCTGCCCGCGCTCCATCGCCTGCCGCACGAGCTCCGCGTCAACGAACTGGTCGGAGCCAGCCGTCGGGAACTCGCCCCGGACGCGGATGCGGAAGAAGTTGGAATCCTCGCCGTGCTGCTCCTCCCACTCCTTGATCTGCCGCTTGTTCGTGATGAACACGGAACGGCTGTCGATTTTGCGGGTGTTCCAGAACTTCTTGCTCTTGTGGAAGGTCTCGAAGAACCGGCCCGAGTTTCTGGTCGGGTTTCCGAAAAGGAAGATCATAGGCTCACCGTCGGTGAGACCGCCTTCAGCCACCTCGTAGATGGCTTCGGGAATGGCCGATGCCTCGTCGAAAATGTAGAAAGGCGTTGCACTTGCCGCGTGCTGACCTGCGAAGGATTCTGCGTTCTCCTCGCGGCAGGTGAGTGCGTCCACTCGCCATGAGTCGGGCGCTTCCTTCGCCTGGATCGACGTGGCCTTGATCTCGAAGAGATCAGCGACAACGGACATCCCCATCCACTTCTTGATCTCGGCCCACGTCTTCGTCTCAAGCTGGGCGGCTGTGTTAGCGGTCACGACGCCCTTTGAGTTGGGGCGCGTCGCCATGATCCAGCAGACAAGCCAAGCCGTGATCGCGGACTTCCCGATGCCGTGGCCGGAGGAGACCGCATAGCGCAGAGGCGGCACGGCGTGGCGGCCGTCGAAGGCATTGTTGATGACGTCGCGGCTGATGTCATCGAACAGCTGGCAGGCCCACTTGTCGGGGCCGTACCTGCATCCGGGATAGCGCGAGCGCCAGGGCTCGGGCAGTTCAACGAGGCTTGTCTCAGGCCGTTCGCCCCAAGGGAAGGCGAACAGCACGAATCTGAGCGGATCGTCGTAGCACTTGGCCAATTCCTCGGCAAGAGTCTCATCGGCCATCATCAGCACCCGTGCTCAATGTCCATCGTCTTGCCGTCGGCATCCATCGTAACCTCATACGGCGGTCTGAAGTCGGGAATGCTACGCTCCCCGAGGTGCGCCTTGAGGCGCTCAGCGGCAAGCTCGGCCTTCAGCCTGTCGCGCTCTGCAGTCACCTTTGCCAGCTCGTCTTTCAGCCCGGCCACCTCGGCGTCGGAGCGCATGTGGTCGAGTTGAGCGAGCGTTGCCACGATCGCCGCCTGACACAACTTGTGATACGAGAACAGCGTAGTGATCACCGGGCTCTTGTAGGTTTCCACCAGTGCGAGGAGCTCCCCATCCCACTGCGCATACTCGGCGTCATCGGAAAGAAGGCGGTTCAGATACCATTCGGCCTTCTTCAGATCCTCGAGCATGCTTCCCTTGTAGGGCGCTCTCAAGATGTACTTCACGGCGTTCCCAAGGCAGAAGCCCAGCTGCTCGGTGAGCTCGATCACCTCATGCTCGTACTGCGTATAGTGCTTCGGATGGTTCACGGGATCGTACTCAGTCATGCCTTTCCCTCCTCAATGCGCTTGATCTGGCGGCGTGTCTTTGCGAGCATCGTGTCAACAACGAGCTTCTGGTAATCCGGGTGCATGAGCATGAAAACCTGCAGCCATACGACGGCCACGTCGGCGAACTCCTCGACCTGATGGTCAACCGCGGCATCCATTTTCTCGGTCTGATTCAAACGGCAGGCGAGCCAGGCTTTCGTGTGCGCCTGGATGAACTCAGCCATCTCCTGCATGAGCTGGAGCTCCTGAAGCTCAACCCCGTAATACGTCGAGATCTGTTCTAGAGAGGCCAGCAGCTCAGCCTTTTGGTCGCTCGTCAAACGCTTTTCTAAAATCATGTCTTCTCCTTCTATCAGTCCAGCTTCTCAAGCTCGGCCTTGTGGTACTTGGCGGCGCGCAGGTCGTTCTCGGCCTTGCGCAAATCGCTTTTGATCAGCTCGTACAGCATGCTTTTGAGTTCGCCCTTGGGCGCGCCCTTGGCAGTAAGCAGGATCCGGTAGCCCCTGATGAGACCGATCACCGCGTCGACGTCCTTCCATTCGTGAGACTTGTTTGCG